GTACCTCAAGCGTTGAGATAGCCCATCGCCAAATTGGACATTGCGAACCCTGGGGCTGCTTTTTTTGCTAGCCCCATAGCTTGGGTTGATTGAAGGGAAGGTAGCCATTAGCGGGTAAGGAGTCCTCCGGGTCGTTTCTGTTTGATCAATTCTGCCTGTACTGCCTGACCGATCAAGCGGCCAAGCTGATCCGCGTTACCTTGGTTGCCCTGAACTTCCGTTCCAGACGCATCGACGTTGACAACAACACTGGTGCTACCCATGGCGTCGTTTGAAACGATGTTGCCTTGCGCCCCTGGAACGAACAGCTCAGGCCCACGCTCTCCGACCAAATAAGGCCGACTACCGGAAACAGGGCCTCCAATGGCTCGCTGGCCAAACAAAGGACTTCCGATAAATGAAGTGTTTAATCCTGCAGGAGCAGCGCCTGAACCGCCAAAAGGCATTCCGCCCCCTGACATGCTGTAGCTGCCGGGAATAGCAAACCTGCGGGCGATACCGATCGCTATGTATTGGGCGATCATTTGCTTAGCTGCTTGCATCAGCATGTCTGCGATGCTTCTTAAGAAATCAGCGAAAGCCTGCTCTGCTGTTTTGGTTCCTTCAGCAACAGCTTGTAAGCTATCAAACAAACTATCAACAACAGGAGTTGTTAAAGCAAGCGCTTCATTGTATTTTTCTTGAAATACGGTTGCACTTAAAACAGCTCTTTCTATCTCTACATATGCGTCTCTTTGTAGTTTAAGTTGTTTTACAGCTTCTTTATCAGATTCTTTATTACTTTCATTGGCTGTTCTTTCAGCTGCTGCTATTTCGGCGTTTTTCTTTAATAGCTCTTGCTTAATACGAAGATTACCCAAAACTTCGGTAGTCATTGACCCACCAAAAGGCCCCATAAATGCGGGATTTACAGCTAATTGTTGTTCTTTTAGCCTGACATCGCCTTCAAATTTTTGAATTGCTAAAGCGTCTTTGTTGGCCAACTTTTGATTATCTAAAGCTACTTTTAATTGCCTCTGACGTTCTTCTGTTAAATCTTGCTCTAGGTTAAATTTAGACTGTAGTTGAGTAAGTTCTATGTTGTTTAAAGCTATAAGGTCTTCACGTATATCAGTATTACGAACATCGGCTAACTGCTCTTTTAATTTAATTTCTAATTTTTTCTTGTCTATATCAAAAAGAACCTTGCTTTCAGCTTTTTTTATTTCTAACAACTCTGTTTCGCTTGCGGATAGATTTAAAATTTTTGTAAATTCTTGCACAGTTTGTCTGTCTAAAGCTAATCTAGCCTTATCTACAGCTAATGAGCTTTTAGTAAGCCTTAAAGTTTGTTCTATAGTCTCTTTTTCGCTTTTTCTGTCTGCTTTAATACGCGCTGTAGTCTTTTCGTTTTGTTGTAGCTGCGCTAAACCGGCAAGTTGAGGCAGTACAAACGCACCGCTGCCGTCCCCGCCTCCGAGTTTAAATAATTCGTCAAACCTAGGCTGGTATTTTCTCTTTATTTGTGTTTCTTGTTGCTGTAAAGCTACATCAATGTTAGTAAGGCGATCCGCAGATGTTAAACCGAGTGTAATTTGTTTTTCAAGGTTTAAATCTTCAGTGCTTCTAATAAGTTCTTCTTTAATTGCACGTCCTAGCTCTTCCACTTTTACCTTTGCTTCTTCTAATTTTTCGTTTACACCGCCTAAAATCTCTGATGCTGATTTTGTAACACCAAAAGCTTTACCCACATTTCTAACACCTGCAGCAATAAGCTCAAAAAACCCATTTATAAGTTTTAAGGGTAAAAGCAATGTTTCAAGGGCGCCTGTAAGTGCAACAACAAAAGGCACCAAAAGAGTTCCCGTCAGTGCACCAAAACTTTGCACAAACTGCATACTTACGCGCCCCAGGGCGTCAAAGATGGCTTTAAGGCCTTCCAAGCTTTTACCGCTTAAGCCGGTGGTCTGTCTTACTTTTTCAGAAACCATGTTCTGGGCTTCAGATAACCTGCCCAGACGCTCAAGTTTGTTAATAGCTATCTCAAATTCTGCATTTACTGCAATTCCTGCTTCACGTAAACCATCGAGATTTATATTTTTTGTTATTTCTCCTAATTCAAGCGCTTTAGTTACGCTTTGCTCTAACTGCTGACCGATAGCACTACCAAATATCTGGCCACCGAAGGTTGCGCCAAAAGGAGCGCCTAGTGCCCCTCCTAATAGGCTCCCGCCTATAGACCCTGCCCCGCCTCCAAATAAAAGCGGAAAGCCTGCCCCTAGTAACTGGTCATTTAGTCGTCTACCTTGTCTTTGTCGTCTAATTTTTCTGATGTTGTTAAGGCGCTCTTTTGCAGCTGCACGGGTTGTTCGGGCTTGATTAGTATTTTCTTTAGAGATAAATTTTTCTATTCTTAATTTGTCTTCGGCTGCTTTTACGCCTTGTTGCGCGGCTTTAGTATTTCGCTCTTGAATTGTGAATGTGCCGGACGTTTGCCCTGCTGCGGGGAGTAAAGGAACTTTTGTGCCAAACGGGTCAGCAGGCATAGGCCCAGACGCTCGTTTAATTTGCTCTCTAATTAACCTTTGTGTTTCAAGTGCCCGGTTCTGGGCATGAATTAAAGTTTTAAATTCTTTGCTACCCGCAACAGCAAAATCAAGAAGAAACTGTATTTCTTTTAACTCCTCTCCTACACCCGCAAGACTTCTAGGTAAATCTCTAAGAGGTTTTAATCTAGCATTTAAATTTGTAAAACCTTTTGTTTCAAAGATGTTTGCCCCACCTTTTGCAAAAGCCCGACCTTCTGAAGATAAATTTTTAAACTGACCGACTAGGAGCTGAACAGCTTGCTTAGTTCGCTCCGCCCCGTTGCTTGTTTGATCAAAAAGTGATCTAACATCAGCTAATTCTGAACGAGCTTTAGCGATACTATTACTAAACGCTCCTAAACCTTTTCTTATCTCGTTGCCACCAAAAAACCTGTTGCTTATTTTTTCTGCACTGCGGATAGATTGAGCTAAACGCTCAATATTCTGTACCGCTTTTGTAGTATCTAAAGTTACCTTTACTTTATTTAGCGCACCTACTTGCTTCTCTACCTCAGCGATGCGCTTACTGAGATCTTTTACCTGCCTTTTATCTACCTTTACGGCAAGTGAGATGTCTTGTACCACAGCGCCGCGCCAGGACTATGCCTAATCCTAGCGCCTGCCCGTAGACTGCGCCTTCGCGGACATCTTTGCCCGCTCCATGGCTTTTTCCTCTTCCTCCCCTTTTATCTCGAAAAAGGCAGCCCACGCTGTCATCTCTTCGACTGTCAGCTCTTGGCAGAGCCGGGTCACCGTCATACCCAGCTCTTTTGCAACATGAAACAGAAATATCCAGTCAGGATTTGCTTTTCAAGTCTGCTTTAGCGTCCTCCACTTTGTTCTCCGCTCCAGAAGTCAACATGGCTAGCTGAATTTCTTGGAGAATAGAGGCGTCTACAGCGTTCTTTAGGGCAGCTTTTTCGCCGTCTTGAAACAACCGCTTGCCTTCTTGGTCTAAGGCTTTTTCAACCATCAAACCAAGGGCAAAATCGCCTGCATCGTCAGATCCCACTTTTTTCTGAATCGACTCACGCTCTGCGATGGTCAAAGGGTGCCAAAAAACTGTGAAAATAACTTCGTCGTCAGCCTTAACGTCGTAGCTGTAAAGCTGGCTTACACCGAACTTGTTACGCAGTAGTTCAACAGCTCGCATAAAGAGCACAATTTATTTCAGTAACACTCTACGCTACTGCGCTGAATTGGCAAGATACAAGCCCGATAAAGTGCGACCTGTCCTCAATTTCCAATGGAATCGGGCCGGACACTTCAAGTACACGAGGCTTACAGCTGAACGTGTCTGTGTAGTCCGAAGCGTTTACAGACGTAAGACCATCGATTATCGATTCGCCAATGGCGGAGAAGGTAGACGTACCCGCAGATTTTGGTGTGTAGATGCTGCATTGAACCACACCCACATAAAAGTCGGATGAAGCGCCATGCGTCTGAATCGTTGTTTGGTTGTACGTGACTGACATAATCACATACTTTTTATTTTTACCGGGCGTCGTAAACCTCACATTGTCATACACCATTGAAACGGTGTTATCGGCTGCGGTTACCGCGTCAGTAACTGCTTTTTCAAAAGCAGCGCGAGAAGATACAAGACTCATACAACTCCCTGGTAACGAGCGCCGCGCTCAGTGCCTTTACCAGAGACTCTAAGCGACACACCAGGCTTTGCCCCGAAAAATAGTTTTGCGCCTGCTTCGGCCTTGTATAAAAACGGAACGATGCCGCTAGGCCGTTGTAACGCGTAACGGGCGTACTTTGCTGTGTTTCCTATATAAACGGTGTCGCTGCTCGTAAAGCTAGGAAGATCAAAGCGAGGCTCAACTTTTGGAGAAATTGCCCGGTGAGCAGAGCCTAATTTGGCTTTATCTTTTTTTATTTGGCTCCAAGGTGCAAAATTTTCTACCTCGTCTTTGGGGCGTGGGCGCGTATTACTCACTTTCCAGCTAGACGCAAAAAATCCCGTGTAAGCAGGACTAACTACCTCTGTAGAAAGTTCTAACCATACAAATTTTACAAATGCTGTAAATGCTTCATCTAAATCAGCTTCAATTTGCTGTTCTATTTGTTTTGCAAGTTTGCCCATCAGAAACGTACCAGCAGGATGAACATGTACTCCTGACCGCCCTTGAATGTGCGGATGTCGGTTATTTGTGAAACGCAGCTAGTGCCTGCGTATGTCAGGGTGATTGTGTCTTCAAAGGTTGGCTGGTTATCTCCAATTAAATCGGGCGTTATGTAGAGGCGAGCTTGCCGCTCTTCGCGGCCTTCCTCTTCTTCAGAAGCAATAAACTCAAGCGGTACTTCGATTGAATATGTCGTGTCGGTTGTCGTCAACGCCCCAGTGGCAACGTTGTAGCTAGGGGACGCCTTTTTTGTATAAGTAATTGTGTGGTCAAAAGACTTGCCTAAATCGGCAACAACCGACTTGGCGACGTTCTTGAAAAGACTGTCTAGCGCTCCGGCCATGTCAACCTCTTACGGTGCGAACTTGGTAGCTGCCGCTCCCACCAAGGCAATAAGCACCAAGGTAAGACTGGAGCCAAGGATAAACATCAAAGACATTATTGACGGTTCCCGTAGCTTGGCTAGAAGTGTTGTACTTAACTTCCATCTCACCGAGCTTGACGGACTCGTATAGCCCCGTATCGCCGGTAGTCCCTGTAATTGCGTCCGTGTCATTAGCTAATGCGTTAGCTAACTCGTATGTAGCGTATTTAATGTCGTTTGGAATGGCAGTGCAAACTAACTCCACTCGATCAACGTGGTAGTTGTTGCGCGGCCAATTCAGCGCTTGTGACGTGTCGCAGCGGTCACCATAAAACTGCAACGTATCGATCCAGCGGGTGGCTGAAATCAATGCACGATTTTTCTTGTCATCTTGCTTGTTGTCCCATTGCGTGCTGCTTGGAACGGTCTCAAAATATGCGTCGGCTTCAGCCAGGGTCACGTAGCTGTTGGCTGACGCGCTGCTGAGAGTAGCGTTGATCGTTGCAGCCACGGCTTACTTCCCTACCTTTTTCATTGCCATTTTATGCGCTTCCGTGAAGGTCTTACCAGCCTTCATCAGACGCCGCATTTCGGCCATGTGTTTTTTGGTGTGATGCTCTGCATGACGAGCCAACGTGGCCTTTTGCCGGTCAGTCAGCTTTTTGGAGGTGCTATACGCCATGCCAAAAAAGAAGGTGGCCCCACCTAATGGTAGGGCCTTTACTCTGATCAAGATCAGATGGTGCTGGTATCCAGCGGGCTGTTAACAGTGACCTGAACCAGAGGAATCAGATCGATGTCGTAAGTAGCAGCCCACTTGTTAGCAGTTGCCAGGTTGGCGTTGGTGGGGTTGTCACCAGCGTCAGCCCACTTGGTGCCCATCACGTGATAAGCAGAGTGGTAGTCAACCGACAGGACGTCCTGCTTCGAGAGCACGTTGCGGTCGGCTTCGATGCGAAGCTCTTGCTGCTGACCTTCCAGGATGGTGCCTGACTTGGTCAAATAGCAATAGAACTCACGCTGATGGCCGCCAGTGCCAGGAGCCACAGTGTTAACTGCAGGATCCATAATCACGTTCATACCGGCGAATTCGCCAATAGAACGGGCACCAACGCCAACACCGCCGCCGCCCCAGGTCACGGCACCGCCAGTAGACAGTGCAGAGGTGGAGAAGGTCAGCAGGCCAACCTGATACAGGTAGTAGCCAACAGAAGGGTGAACAACGAGGGTGTCCAGCTCATCGCCACGCTCACCGAGCTTGGAGCGGGCTTCTGCCACTGTTGCAGCAGTCAGGAAGTTGGCCTCAGCAGCGCCAGAAGCAGCTGCCTTACCTTTATCCATGGCATTGCCAGAAAGAGCAGTGCCAAACAGACCAGCAAGGTGAGAGAACAGACGAGCGCTGTTCAGCTTGTTGATTGCATCTGCAAGCTGGTTGCGGATGTGAAGCATCGGGTCTTCACCAGCTGCCAAAACCGCCATGTCATCTACCGCATAC